CAAATAACCTGTAGTCATAAGATACTCTCTTGTTAATACATTTCCAAATTCATCTGTATCATCAAATTTCTGAAACCAAACTTTTGCATCTGGAGAAACGAAACCGTAAGGTTTAGTTAAACATTCAAATTTAACTCCCTCATCATCAATAATTACTTTTTCTCCATGGTCTCTGAAGTCACCTTTATCTTCTTTATAGTATCCTACGATAGGAGCTCCGCGAAGAGTTTTTGCCATTTCTGTAGCAACCTCTTTTGTTATATAACTATGGTTTCTATTTTCACCAAGATATAATACTTTAATCTCGCAGCTACTCATGAGTGGATTAATTTCTAAAGGTTGTAAATTAATAAACTCTGGTGAGTCTATTGTTGCTATTGATTGGTGCATCATAGTACATTCTCTCCTTTTTATTTTCCACTTATTATTATTTAAATAAAGTGTCAATTCATTTTATTACGTTTGTCCAAAAATTAAGATAAACTTTCTTTATTTTGTAAAGTTTTTTCAGATTTCTCATCATCTGATTTTTCTGGGCGGCCGCCAGTACTATCACTATTACCACTTTTCTTTTCTTGGTTGTTAACCCTATTTAATACGTCACTATTCATTGTACTAGACATCATAGGTGGAATAAATAAGTTAACTAAATCTAAAACTTCATTTTCAAAGTAAGCATTTGCTAATATAGAACTTTGAGATTGACCAAGAGCAATTTGTGGTAACATTTTTGAGAAACCAATTTGCATTTGTTCTTTATATAATTTAGACATTTCTTTATAATTATAAATTGTTGTAGTAAGTATTTGTGCTCTAAAATAATATTTTTTTGGCTTAGTGTTATATTTACTAATGTAGTCATTAATAAAAGCTTCAAATTGAGCGATTAAATCATATAATGAAGCTTCATCATTTAAAATAGATTTTTCAAGAGCAATGTTTCCATCTGTATTAAATTGCATTTGAGAAACACCGGCTTCATTATAAACAGTACGCTCTACCTTTTCAAGTTCATCTCTTGCGGCAGTATTGCCATTATCAGCCATATCCGCAACTTCAACGTCTGCAAATGTAGTTAATACATCTACTCCCATTGCTTTTCCAATCATTTTTGAAGCGTTTCGATGTATTTGTTGAGCCTCTTCAATATCAAAAACTAAATCTCCATTTTTATCTAATGGCAATTTTTGGATAATTATTTTAATAAGCTTTTGAACCATTCTTTTTCTATCTAAATCTTGAGCTTCATTTAAATCAATTATTGCAGGAATAATTGACATAAACATAGGTTCATCGTCACCATTTACATTAAATTTAATTGTACTATCTGGATCTAATAGATACCATCCAGGAGCATCTCCCGCAAATTGAGGTTCTAATTTACCTTTTTTATATAATAAATATCCTTTTGTAAATTCTTTTGGAAATATTTCTAACATTTTCATTCTTTGCTCAGTATTCTTAAACATAACATCAAAATATCTCATATTAAATTCTACTATTGGTCTTCCTTCCTTTAAAAACCTAGAACGACAATAGTTAGGATCAAGTTCTTGTAATGTTATTCTTTTTTCATTAGGGACTTTATAAGCATAATAACATCCATTCTTAACAACTTTTAATGCTATATCTCCAAAAAATTTTTTTAATTCAGAATTGTCTAAAAATTGTAATATCTTATGAAAATTTTCTAATGCAGCTTCATTAACCTTTTCATTATCGGCTTTTTCATTAAGATATGGAGTAACCATTCAATCATATCTATATAAATAAGCCATATACCTACATAATCTTTTATAAAGACCACTAACTTCAAAGAAAAAATTAGAAATTTCTCTCATTTGAGAAAAATTATAGGCGGAAATAGCTTCTAAAACATATTTTTTATCAGCTAAATTAGAATTTACTTTTTTATAAACACCCAACTCCGCAATAATATCTTCTACCATTTTATTTCCAATTTTTATTTTTTCAAAATTTAAGTCTCTAGACTCAACAGGTATAACTGAGTTTGGTTCTACTTTATCATAAGCGCTAAAAGATGATAATAATTTTTTTCTTTTTATCTCTTCTTGTCTGTTTTTCAAAATAGACACCTCACTTTTCTTTATTTAAGTATAACATAATTTTTTCTAAAAGTCAAATTAATAACCGCCTTTTTGATAATATAAATTCATTATATAATCATATGTAATTCGACCTTCAAGAGTATATGGAATTTCTAATAGGATAAGACCATGTTCTCTACAATATTCTCTTTTCTTCATATCATTAAATTGTTGTTTGCGGAGACCTGTATACCCTCCAAATTTACTTTTTTGCTCATAGTGCTGTATACCTTGGTATTCTATTAGAAATTCTATTTCTCCTTCATCATCAAAAACAGCAAAGTCAAATCTTAGAGGGCGACCGCTAGAGCTAATTAAATCTGGAAAAATATACTCTTCCTCAAATACGAGCCCCTCTTTCTCAAGAATTTCCGCAATTTTAATCTCTCCTCTGCTTGCTCTCATAATTTAAACCTCCTGTAAATATTCCCCTAAAAATATTTCTATTATTATTTAATTTTTTATTTTTATGAATGATTTTATCTTGCCCAAAAATTAAGAGAAAAACATTACATCAGACATTTTTCTAGTTTTTCTTTTTCTATTTTTATCTTCCTCTTGTTTTATATAATACAATCCATATATAAAAGCAGAAAATTTATCTTTTTGGATGCCTCTATTAGATTGTTTTAGTATTATATTAACACCTTCATTTTCTTGAACTAAATTTAACATTTGAGATTTTAAAATAGTTGTATAAACAAAAGGTTGTAAATATTCATTTCTTTCATCGGGTTCCATATTTTGTCCAACTTTTGTAGACATTAATTTAGTTTTTGCTTGTCCTTCGTCTATTAAAAATTTAACTTTTCCACCTGACATTTGTGTTTTTGCATACGTATAAGCTTCTGTATTTATTGGTGCGTTTGCTTTTATTAAATAAAGTGCATTTTATTCTACTCCCGGCCCTTTTACATTTTTATATTGTTCCACAGCATCTTCTACGGTTGCTCCAGCGACTCCAAAAGCAGGAAGTTCATCTCCAGTTTCTGGATCTATTTGTTTTATAGTCAACATATCTACAAGACCAATACCCAATCCATTAGCATCTATTGCCGCAACTCTAGCTTTATATTTATAAAATAATTTTTTTATATTTATAGCTTGAGCTTCAAAATGCTCAGCATCATAAGTATATAAATTAACTAAGGTTTTTACTGCCGCACCCTGTAATTGCGGAGTTACTTTAAATACACAAACCTCAGTTGTACAATTTGTTCTACCAACATCAATACCTAATACATAATAAGATTGTTTAGAACTTTTTTCACTGTATCTATATTCTGGTTGTAATAATACTCTATGTTTATCAAATTTCTCTGCAGAATAGAAAGCGTTTTCTACATCTCCACTTCATTTACTTCTATACTCTCTATCAAAAGAGTCTTCTTGATAAGTACCATCTAATTTTAAATTATTAACAAAGTCTTTATCAAGCAAACCTTCTGTGACAGGTATTTTATAAGTTCCACCAAGAATCATTGTTGAATCGGGATCAAGAATAGATTTAATTAATAACTCAATTAATTTAAGATAAGCAAAACTATTCTTTCATCCTGCAGTGGTAATATATACTTGTGATTTGTTTACTACTTCTGCACTATTTCTTTCTCCATTTGGCAATAATCTATCAACGTTAGTTGTTGGGATAATAACCTCATTTAACATATCTTGATCAATAGAAACACACTCTTCCATAACTCCGCCAGTACGTCTTTGACCACGGGATCTTTCAGTTGCCGCCAAAATATCAATAGAAGAGCCATTTTTAAATACATATTTAACATCATTTTTAGCCTTTTTAGAAACACCACGATCTCAATTGATTTCTTCATTGAGTGCGGGAATCAATTTACAGATTTCCTCTATTTTAGCTATTGTAATTGAAGCCGCTTGTTCCTTTCCTCCTGTGGTAACAAACAAATGGGAGTTTGGATATAAAATACATCTAAGCATCAGTGCCATCATGGATAAAAATGATTTAGAATAGGCACGGGGAAAGGTTGCATATACATATCTATGACGCATAACAATACGCAAAAAAACTCTTTGATAGAAATAAAATTTAAAATTACAATCTGGACCTTTAATTTTATCAACAAAAATATCTGGATATTCTCTATAAAAAGCAATTTGTTCCCTTAGATTTTTTAATTGTGCGTTAAGCCTTTCTTCAGAAAGACCTTGTTTTGCACCAATAATCTCTTTATTAACAGATAGATTTATTATTTGTTTTAATGCCATGATTAAAATTCTCCTTCATCATGTTCTATATCTTTTTCAATTGCTTCTTGATAATCTACATAATCCTGATCAGTTAACTCTAATTTATCAAGCCCAAGCTTTTCAGCCTCCGCCGCATCTTTTTCTTGTTGTTTTGCATTCTCAACTTTTTTCAAGTAGTCTTCTATTTGTTTTGCTAAAGCTTTATCTTCATATATTAACTCCTTAGTATAATCCTTCATATCTTTAATGACTTTATCTACGATATCTTTTGGAGTGTCTATTTTGTATGGAGGAATAACTCCACCATTTTTTTCACAATAGGCAACCAATTCTCCTATTGAATTAATAAAATCATTTTGCTTTTCTTTGTTTTGTGCGGCAGTAAATTTTGCAGACTTACGCAAAGATTCTGATACTTTTGCTAGCTTTTGATATCCTTCTATGTCTCCTTCATCAAGACATTGATTCATCTTAAGATTTGTTTTACAAATAAGAATTAAAGTGTTAATAGTGTCTGCATCTTGAATATCAAAAGACTCCATCATTTCAGAATAAGATTTTTCTAGCAAAACTCATTCCATTGGCTTATATTTAGTTCCCCATTTCATAGCTAAATATAATTTATCATCATCTGTTAAGTCAGAAGAATTATCAATAGCAGAGTCATCTAAAAAAGCATATTGATTTTTCGGCAATGCAGGTCCTTCTTGTTGAAGAATACTTTTTTCGTAATCTTTATTTAATTCCGCAATATCCATCATTGTTTTATATTGAGCTTCAGGAATTTCACCATTCTCATATTTAGCTTTTAACTCAGCCACGTAAGCATTGTGCTCGGCTTCATTTTGTCTTCGCTTTTCAGATTCTGCAGCAGCCATTGCCGCACTATCATCAAATCCTTTATCTTTATATTGACCAAGACGCATTTTCGCAAGATATTTACCAATAATAATTCCGCCTTTAAAATTAGGGTTTTTATTATATTCTTTTGTAACAATTTTATCTCATTCTGTTTTATTGTAAGGAAAGTCTAATGCTTTTAAAACTCATAAGAAA